GCCCGCCGAGGCGTTCGCCGACGAACTGTTAGAATTACAGGACCAACAAGGGTGTTGCACTTCTAAATAGACATCGGGTCGAACCGTGGTGAGCCGAAGAGTGGTACACTAGAGGTCAGACGGTGCGTCACCCTTCATTGAGGCGAGTTGAGAGCGTTTTCGTTCTTGAAACGTCCAACGGCTTCCCTTTGGGACTTCATTGGTTTGGCCAGCCTTGGCGACACACCGTCAAACTCTTCTTCCATTCCTTCTCCTCACTTTTCATGGAATGCCGAATCAGGCAAAGGAGAAAACATGAATCTGAAATCACGCCGCGAGTCATTGGGCCTGACCTTGGAACAGGCGGGCAGGGGCATCGGCGGCCGGCAGAAGGTGTATCGTTTCGAGTCCGGCGAGCGTGATCCACGGCGAATGAGGCTGGACACGGCGCAACGATATGCCGATAATCTCGGGGTGACATTGGATGCGCTCTGGGAACTGTGCCAGCCCGATAACGCGAAATCGGCCCCGTCCGGCCCGCAGACAGCTCCATGAGCTTGACTGCGGCCGGACGGGGCCGACCGTGCCCACGAACACGGCGGCTGTTTGAGATTGCACAGCAGGAGCATACGCAGGGCCTGCCCTTCGCAGTCGTGGAGGAGATTGCGTACGAGAACGGATGGATTAGCCGCGACGAGCTGCTGGAATCATCAGAACGATACGGCGAATCTCCCTATGGACGGCATCTCAGGGATATCACCGAAGACAAGGTCAGGCTTGTGCAAAACCGATAGGAAGCATCCTTCAGCGCCAGTCTCGTCCGTATCTGATTCTTGCCTGATGTTCGCGGTTCGACCAATGATTTTTCTGCTGTCGCCCGCTGTGTTGCCGCGATTGTTCGATGTTGTCGCTTGTCCGTGGATCCGTTTCCTCGATGTGGCTGAATAAGACTCGTTTCCATTGGTTTGCGTTCATGGGTTCTTTCTAGTTGGGAGAGCGGACTTCTTATTGAGAGTGATTCTTATCTGACATAATCTACATCATCGGCTGACCACTGGAGGTGATAGGAGTAATGGTTCACGATGATTTTGTTCTCCATCATCTTCCTTCCTTCTTGTCTATGGCCTTGAGAATTTGCTTTATTTGACATGCTTTAGCGTTGCCGTTGTTGCGATAATCTTATCTACACTCGGCATACTTGGTATAGCACTAATACAAGTACTAAAAATCAAGTCTTAAACAATACTCCGCATCGTATATCGCACCCAGTTTTTCCCGTCAGAGAATGCCGTTGCAGCCACAGCAAACTGACTTGCAACGGCATTCCGCTATTTCCGTTGTGGTGTGTTGCCGTCGGTGTTCCCGTTACCGTCGTAGGTGAGCGGGTAGGTCGCTCCGAAGCTGATGTCGTCGACCAGATTGCCGCTGCGCGTTTTCGAACCGCTCGTGTCTCCATAGGTCAACGCCCTGAACGTGAAACGGACGACAGTGACGCCGTCCGGCACCAGATACGTGCCCGTGTACGTCTCCCATGGGTGGAATCGTCGATCCGCGGTCGCATGCGTCGTGATCGTCGTATCCGTTTCTCCGATTCGGCCGGTGCCGTTCGACGTGACGCGGGTGGCGGGGGAGACGGTCTCGTGGCCGGGAGGGCCGATGAGCACCTGCATCTGGTCGGCGTTGCGTTGGCCTGTGTAGCCGCGCGGCGCATGTTTGAGACTCCAGGAGAGGTGTTCGCCAGGCTGGACGCTCACATCCTGATAGATGGCGTATTTGCCGAGTTCGCTGACGATTTCCGCGAACTGCATGCCAGGCGTGTCGCCTTTGACGTCCCTCTGGAGTTCGACGGTGCCCGCGTGGAACCCGTTGACGGCGGGCGTAAGGCTTTTCCACCCGAACCTGTTGGCGTCGAACTCGGTGATTGTCTTGGGGGCCTTGCGTTGGTCGGTTTGGGATGCGCCCTCGTCGGGCAGTATGTACGCCCACCATGCGTAGCCGTCCATGATTTTGCCGGTCGCGTGGCCGGCGATGCTCGGATATTCGAAGTCGCCGTTCATGATATGGTCGGGCAATGTTTTGGCCGCAACCGAGTAAGCCTGCGGCTGCGATACGGCGTTCGCTCCCGTATCGGTTTGCCCGCAGGCCGTCAAAGGTGCAACCAGTCCGAGTCCGGCTATCATCGCGATCGCTCGCTTATACCATCGGGGGGGGGTGCTGGTTTTCATTGCTGTCTCTTTTCTACTTGTTTTGCGGGGCGTTTCCATTCGTGTTCCCGTTCCCGTCGTAAGAGAGCGGGTACGCCTTGGTGAAGATGATGTCGTCGAGCAGGTTGCCGTCGTGGTCGGCCGCCGAATCCACGTTCCTGAACGTGAACCGAGTGATCTTGCCGGTCGCGATGTACGTGCCCTCGTATGATTCCCATTGCCCGGTGTGGTCGGTTTCCTTGTTCCAGGATTGGGCGTTCCGATGGTTCGCGACCCTGGTGGCGATGATCTTGCCGACCGGCCCGGTCTTGTCGCCGTGCCCGTTCGACGTGACCCTGACCGCATCCTGTGCGGTCTCCTTGCCGGGTGTTCCGATCATGACGCTCATTTTGTCGAGATACGCCTCGTCGAGGCTTGCGTGTCTCAGACTCCACTTGTACATGACGCCCGGTTCGGTGGCGATGTCCTGGTAGATGGCGGTGCCGGTCTGGGCGGCGGCGAGTTCCGCATAATGGTTGCCTCCGTCGTAGACGGTCCAGACCTGCACGTCGTCGGGTTTCTCGTTGGCGAGCCCGGTGTTCCCCTGAGTGGAATGCCATGCGAATCCGGAGGCGTCGAAACCGGAGGGCAGCGCGAATCTGGGAGGATCCGCCGGATTCGTCTTGTCCTGCGTGTCCTTGCGCGCGTAGCTGAGGTCTTTCCGGCTGATGTACACGAACAGGGAATCCCGCGCGCCCAACATACTCATGTCGGGGTAGTCGAATCCTCCGTTGACGATATGGTCGGGCAGGTTCGTGTCCGTTCGGGCCGTGGCTGTGACCTGTGGCTGCCGGATTGCGGTGTCCATGGCGGTCGTCGTGCCGGTGCAGGCCGTCAGTGATGCGAGCATGCTGGTGAGGGCGAGTGTGGTCAGTGTCCTACGGAACATGCGGGGGGTGATGTTTTTCATTGCTGTCTTCTTTCTACTTGGATTGCTTCGGCGTTATGCCGCCGGTGTTCCCGCTGCCGCTGTAATTGAGTTTGTAGGCTTTGGTGAAGATGATGTTGTCAAGCAGGTTGCCGACGTTCTGGTTCTGCGATCTGAGGTTTTTTCCGCCATTCGTATGCGCTCATTTGCGTTTTCCAATTATTGAGAATTATCTTTTCTGACATAATGTACATTATCGGCTAAAAGAGGATTTAGAATAATACCTCCTAGAACAGTTCGTTTTGTATTGGTTTGCTGAGTCGTGCGTGGATCAGCTTGATATAGTCGGAATCGAGTTCGCTTGCCGTGCATTGCATGTGTTCCAGCAGGCATGCTTCCAATGTGGTGCCGCTTCCGGCGAACGGCTCCAATACGAGGCCACCTTCCGGAGTGATGAGACGGACAAGCCAGCGCATGAGTTCGACCGGTTTGACCGTCGGATGGAGGATGCCGTCGACTTTCGGCCGTTCAGACGGTGAGGCTTTCGAACAATACCTGAAAACCGGGTAGAATCGACTCGCGCCGCCCATATCGTCATATTCGGCACCCGTATGGGTCATGCCCCAGCCGTCACCGGGTTTCGTGCTTGCGCGTGGTTTGCCTTTTCGACTGACGGTGACGCCGGACTGCCGGTCGAGTGCCTTGGCCGCGGATTGGTCGAACAGCATGTTCGGCGCGAAACGGGCTTCGGCCGTGTAGTCGGCGCGATCCGCCTTGTCCGCACCGTATACATGGTTGTCGCGCGGCCCGGAGCCGAACCGTCCATGCTGGTTCTTGCCCTTCGACTCCGCCTCGTCCGCCATGTTGCGGAACGGGACGCGGCATGCGTCGATATGCAACGCGCCCGTCCCGTATTCGAGCAGATTGCGGGCGAGATTCCCGTCCAACGGCTTGCGGGCCAGGCAGATCGGCTCGTGCGCGGGTTTCAGCTGGCTGTACCAGCCTTTGAACGGTTTCGCCGTCTCGGATCGCGTCGGCTCCACATCCTCGCGGCGTTCCCGGTCGATCATGAGCGTCGCATCCGAACCGTGTGGCATGCCGGACGCGTACACCCAGTCGATCTGGTCGCGGATTTCGAAGCCCGCATCCTCGATGGCGCATGCCAGCCGATGATAGGTGCGGCTGGCCGCGAACGCCGCCACATGCCCGCCCGGCTTCAGGACGCGCAGGATATCCTTCCACAGGTCCACGTCGAACGCGATGCCTGTGGAATCGAAGCTGCGGTTCATGAAACCGATCTCATACGGCGGGTCGGTAACGACGGAATCCACGCTGTTGTCCGGTAAGGAGGCGATGAGCCGGCGACAATCCCCCTTGTATAGGCGGAGGTTGTCGCCCAGATCTTCCAGGTTGATCAATGTCGGAACCGTTTAGAATTCCGGGTCGGTGCCGTCGCCGTTCGGATCCGTGCTGGCTGGCGTGGTCGTAGCCCACGGATCCATTGCGGGCTGTGAGGGTGCCGTAGGTTGCGCCGGTGTCTGTGCGGGAGCCTGTTGGCCGTAACCCTGCTGCTGGTAGTTGTTGTATGCGCCTTGCTGATAGCCGTTGTTCGGCTGCTGGTATCCGCCGCCGTAATTGTTCTGCCGGTAGCCGTTGCCGTTGGACTGTTGGCCGCTGGTCTTCTGAAATTGCGTGACGCCGAACCGGAGGCTGACACCCAAATCGGTGACGATCATTTCAAGATTGCTACGCTGTTGGCCGGTGGTCTTGTCCGTCCAGCTGTTGGTCTTCATGTAACCAGTGGCTACCACGCGCATGCCCTTATAGCAGGAGCGCATGATGTTCTGGGCGAGGTCTCCGAATGCTGCGCATCGCATGAATACGGCATCCCCATCCACGGTCTGCCCGTTACGGTCACGTCGACGCGTATTGTGCGCGATGGTGAAAGTGACCGTATCTCCCCTCTGCTCGGGGTTTGCGGTGATATTGCCTACGAGTGTGAGTGTCGGCTCTCCTGCCATGGGTTCCTGGTCTCCTTATTTTTTCTATGTGAACATATTCAGTATAACAAGCATATACGAAGAAAAGGCATGTCGGATAAGCATCAGGACAGAGGAGAAAAACCTGACACCAATCCGACATACCCCTTTTAGCAGGATGGGCTCACTCCACTACGGCGGAATGAGCCCATCAAGGTTTCTATCCGATCAGCGTGACCGTCTTACAGGCGGATACGCTTCCTCGAACCAGCCAGAGCGAGAGCGATACCAGCTCCGGCGAGGACCCCGGCCCACAGGAGCATCGGGGTGCCGACACCAGTGGAGGCGAGACCCTTCTCCTTGACGAGCACAGTCTCGTTCGACTTGCGCGCGTCACCGTAGGAGATAAGCTTGCCGGACTTGTCGTACACCTTCTCACGCCAGTAGTAGGTGCCGGTTTCATGCACGGTCACGGTCGGCGAGTGGGCGCCGTCCACGGCGTCGACCTTACCGGTGACGGTGATGAGCGCGTCTCCCGACTGGTCTCCGTTGGCCTGCTTCCACAGTTCGAATTCGGCCTTGGCTGCCTGCTCGCAGTTCTTGAGCAGGAGCTCGTCGTGCAGGTCGGCCCTGCCGTTCTCGAACGTGACCTCACCCTGGCTCTTGGTGGACACCTCGCACTTCGGCACGTCGGGCTTCTTGCCTTGGACGCGCACGATTTCGGAGGCAAGACCGAATGCGTGCTGCACCTTGCCGTGGGTGAGCTGACGCCATGCGAGGGCGGTGAGCGGATTGTGGTTCTGGTCGCCGGTCAGGCTTGGGGTCATGGTCCAATGCCAAGCGTAGGTGCCCGATTCGGTCAGGGTGAACGAGTCGGTCGTGTAGGTGCCGAACTTGGTGACATCCTTGATGTCGGTTTCGTGAACCTTCACCGCGTTTTCGGGCACGGTGTCGGTTTCCTCGATCGCGGCGGACGGGTCGTCACTCACCTTGTAGAGGACGCCGTGGAAGTCGAGGCTGAGCGGGGTGGCCTTCGGGATCTCGCCTTCGGTGACGTTGGTCTCCGGGTAGGTGGGCCACACGTCCTTTTCGTTGGTCTTGGCGACGACGAGCTTGTCGACGGTGGTCTCCCCCGCCTTGACTTCCTTGCTGGACACTGTGGAGTCGAGCTTCGGGGTGAGGCGGAACATGACGGTCTCATCCGCGGTGAACGGAGCCTCATGAACATCCTTGGCGAACGGATAATCGTCGGACGGTTTGATACCGGTCTGGCTTTCCGTGTCCTGATCCTTGTTCGCGATGTCGAACACGAACGTCGCGTATCCGGATGGCAGGTTCGTCAGATCCACACCATCCTCGGCCTTCCATTGGGCGACAGGCTTGTCCTCGTCACTGCTGGAAATCAGGTAGTCGCCGGCCTTGTTCGTGGTGAACGTCGCGGTGGCGAGCTTCACAGCCTGCTTGGGCAGTTCGACGGTCTTGCCTGCGGCGGTATCCTTCTGAGCCTGTTCGGCCTGTTCGCGGGTCATACCACCGTAGATGGCGCCATTCACGGTAAGCGTGATCTGGTTGTCTTCCGTTTCCTTGCCTTCGCCCTGACCGTCCTTGGTGTGCAGCCAGTCCTGGGTGTCGACCTTGCCGTCACCGTTCACGTCGGTCACGCCCAGCGTGACCTTATCACGGATGACGCTGCCCTTTTCAAGGTAGACGACATCGGTCCTGTCGGACGCGGCCGCGGAGCCGATCTGGACGGCGGGCCGTTCGATGCCGTCGGCGCCGGTCACCTTGCTCTGGTCGGTCTTGTAGGCGGCGGACACGCTGGACGTGATGGTCGGCTGCATGCTGCGCACGTGCAGCGTGGTCTCCGCTTCCAGCACGTTGTCGGACCAGTCGTAGTCGGCGGGCAGGTACTGCCTCATGTCGGCGTCCTGCATGCCGGGCGTGATCTCCCACACCCACGTGTACCAGCCGGTGGCGGGCAGGCTCGACGGGGTGGCTCCCGGGTGGGCCTTCACGAAACCGGGGTCCATGGTGATGGAGGCGGCGTCCACATGACTGGTGGCGCCGTCCCTGTCGCCGGCGGCGGTCGCGGTCGCGGCCTTCACCCCGTCCCTGACGGTCGTCCGGCCCTCGACCGGCTTCTTCGCGAAGTAGTAGAGGGTGCCGGTGCTCTTGATGGTGGCGCCCTGGATCCAGTCGCCGCCCGTCGGGTCCACATGCCAAGTCAGATCATCCTCGGGCGCATGCCCGTATTCGATGCGATGGTCCGACTGGTCGGACCGGATGGTCGGCTTGAAGTTGTTCAGCACCTCGAACTGGATGTTCTTCGACACGGTCTGGGGGTCGGTCGGCCCCATCAGGTTCTGGTTCGGGGATTCCAATCTGGTGGCCTTCGGGATCTTATGCTGAACAATGCTAGTAACCTTGCCATTGCCTGTTGCGGTCCATGACAGGTGGATGGCCTCGTTCGTGGTGGTGCCGCTGATCGTGTTCGTGCCGGTCTGGTCGAACACGGCCGGGCCCTTCAGGGTCACGGTGTACTGGATGCCCGCGATTTCGACGCCGTTCCCGTTCATGATGCTCGGGGTGACTAGGCCTTTCCTTTTGCCGGTCGTGTACCGGTATTGCATGTCGAGGTTCGAGGGCGTGTTGGCGACCGCCTCATTCCACAGGCTGTCCATCTTCGCCGCGTACGTGTCCCAGCCGGTCCCCTCTTTCCAGCCGAGGCGTTGGATGCCATTCAGGTATTCGACGCCCATCGGGTCGAGCTTCCTGTGGACCAGGCCCGCGATCGCGGCCTGCGTGAGGTCGTCCCTGTCGTTATTGTACCTGTTGGTCAGCCAGGCGAGCTTTTGCGCGTCCGGCTTGGTCCTCTCGTCGGTCCAATCGCCCCACGTGCCCATCGTGCCCGTGTAGAGCGTGTCGGCCTGGATGCAGTACACGTTCTTCCCGTTGACCCTGTCGACCACGCCGAGCGACTGCTCCATGTCCGGATAGGAGGCCCCGTTGCTGAACGTGATCGTGCCCAGGTTCGTCCACAGGCCCGGGTTGCCGTTCTGAATGGAGCGTTCAAACGGGTCGCGCATGTCGGCCGCGTCCGCCGTGCCCGCCACGAGCAACCCCGCCGCCAAAGTGGCGGCGGCCAGTGCGGCCGTCGCGATCGTGCGGACCACATGTCGGATTGTGGAACCGCGAGTGGGATTGTTGTTTCTCCCCATATCGTCTCCTCTGATAGGAAGGATATTTTGTCGCCAGTGATGGTCACTGGACTCTTGCGGTTTTTACCATAACGTCAAATCTTGTAATTAACCGGTTTTTTATTGAAATTGACCGATATTTTTTGTGAGCGGCCACCTTACCGTTGCGCTTGCAAGCGCATATCATTGGATGCATTCTGAAATTGTCCACGAAACAAGGCCTGGACGGCGACCGTGTATTGGAGACACGGTTCAGCCTGACAGTCAACGACATAGTATAAGGAAAGACAAATGAATGAGAAAGAAGAACCTATGAACATGAACGTCACGCCACCGGTTGAGCCGGTGACGGAATTCGAAGTCCACCTACCTCCGGATCGTAAGCATCCGAAGTGGCTGGTTCCGTTGATTGCTGGGGGTACTGCCGTCGTTGTTTTGGCGGCTGTCGGCACCGGTGGATACCTGTATTGGAACCATAATCAGTTGACGGCGGCTTCAGAGGAATGCGCCACCTCATACGACAAGGCGGTGAAGGCGCAGAAGAAGCTGACAGAGTATCTGGAGTCGGATGCGGTGAAGACCGCAGTCACGGTCAAGGATTCGGAGGTCAAGGACGCGAAAACGGTCGCCGTATTGACCTCGACCGTGAAGACCGCCGAGAAGACGAAGACGACCATTCCGGAATGCCCCTCCGGCAATCTGACTGATATCAAGGCGATGACGAAGGAGATCGACGGTCTTGCGACCGCATATTCCAGGACCGTGAGCGAGGTCGCGGACAGGGCGGATGCCGTGAACGGTTCAAAACTCGACAAGATCGTTGCCGACGCGACCAAGATCCTGAATGATTCGAAGGGCAGGGTGAAGGACGACAAGACCCGCACCGTATTGGAGAACGCCATCAAATCGAAAGATGAGAAGACGATCTCGGATGCCGTGAAGGCCGTCAACGACTCCATCAAGGCGAAGTCAGACGCGGACGCGAAGGCCAAGGCCGAAAAGGAGGCGCAGGCGGCCGACAATGCCGCCCAGGCGCAGGCGGATAACAGCGGCTCCTACATGGGTGGAACAACCGGAGGATACACCGGATACACCGGTGGCGGCTACACGCAATCCCAGGGCGGTGGCGGCTACACGTACACTCCACAGCAGTCCACAGGTGGTTCGACCGGAGGCGGTTATACGCCGACGCCACAGCCGCAGCCCGCGCCACAGCCGTCCCAGGGCGGCGGCGGTGATGACGGGTACGAGGATATTTGCTGGGCGGTTGATACCAGTGGCAAACCAGGCGTCCAGGTACCCTGCAACTAATCGCTTTCAGTTTCCGCTTGAAGGAGGGTGACGCATCCTGATATGGGATGTGCCACCCTCGTCTTTTATGGGACTGTCGTTTCGGTTTGTCTCTTTAGTAGGAGCCGGATGCGGCGAATAGGATGCCTGCGAATACGATCCATAGGATGAAGAGTACGACGTTGATGATCACTGAAACCAGTGCGCCCTTGCCTGCCATGCCCGCATCACCAGGACGGTCGTTCTTCCAGATCATCCACAGGATGAGTCCGACCAGAGGAATGAAGAAGCCGAGGACGGCCCAGCCGAAGGAGCCTGTGTCGGATGGGTTTCTCCCATAGGATGCCGTGGGCTGCGGGTATACGGGTTGAACTGGCGGCGCATAGTTCGGCTGCCCGTAGGCTGGTTGCGGTTGCGCGTATTGAGATTGGTTGGGTGAAGCGTATTGAGCCAGCTGCGTCGGCTGGACTGGCTGATATGGTGTCGGATTGCTCATGGTGCTGCTTTCTGCGGAAGATCCGCTTCTTGGCTTCCTCCCCCGCCTCTACAGGCGGGGGAGGAAGCCAAGTGTTTTGTCCGGTTGTGGATCCGTATTTTTTTTTTAGACGATTTTAGATTTGGCTCTGTTAGACCAAGGTTGACTTTTTGACTTGTATTGTAGTTGCTGAGTAGCTACAATAGTGGTATGAGAACGGGCAAGGTGGCGCGTATAACCGATAGGGTCAGGAAGGAACTGGGCGAACTGACGCCGCAGGAGCGCGACCTTGCTGTCAAGGCGTTACGCGCCGCCCTGTACGAGGGGTTCGCGTTGGACGCGGCGACGAGCGACCCGAACCAGATGGAGGCGTGCGTGCGCTGCGGCAGCATCCGCATCATCCGCAAAGGGCGTGGACGTGACGGCTCCCAGCGTTGGAAGTGCATGAACTGCAACAGGACGTTCGGCGTTCGCACGAACCGGGTGATGGGCATGAGCAAGCTCAAAGCGGGCGTATGGATGCGGTTCCTCGAATGCTTCGTGGATTGCCTGAGCTTGCGCAAGTGCGCCCAGCGTTGCGGAGTATGCCTGAAGACCGCGTTCCTCATGCGCCAGCGCGTCATCGAGTGCATCCGCCGATACACGCCCGTACTGCGTTCCGAGGCAGGCATGTCCGTCCAGTTGGACGAGACGTACTTCCGTGAGAGCTTCAAAGGCAACCACACGAAGTCCGCCGTGTTCGTCATGCCCCGCAAGGCACACAAGCGCACCAAGGCATTAAGGAAGCGCGGTCTGTCGAAGGAGCAGATATGCGTGGCGACCGGAGTGGATGACGCAGGCCGGTCGTTCCTGACCGTATGCGGGCGCGGCATCATCTCCAAGGATCGCGCCATGAGCGCGTTGAAAGTCCACATCGGACGCGGCACTGACGTGCTGACCGACGGTGCGCCCGCCTACGTGAAACCGCTGGCCGAACTGGGCGCGAACCTCACGCAAGCCTCCGCCGACGGTCACGCGATCAACAGGGTGAACACGCTGCACGCCCGTTTGGAGGATTTCATGTTCGGCTTCCACGGCGTGTCCACGAAGTACCTGCAAGCCTACTTGGACTGGTTCCAATGGCTCGTCGCTTTTACCGATGGGTTCGGCGAGACCGACGACGACCGATTGCTTGCCCGCCAGCTCGGCAACGGCCTGTACCGCATCCGCCGTCGCGACTACCAGCGTATGATGCCGCCGTACATGGAGTACTGGCAAAAAGCCGCATGACATCGTGCATACGATGTACAGTCAGAACATCGAAACATAGGACAAGGAGGCGCGTATGGCGAGCATACCCACCACGACCATGAGGATAGAACCCCAGCTCAAAGAGGAATCCAGCCAAGTGCTCGAAGACCTGGGACTCACCCTTTCCGGCGCGGTCACCATCTTTCTCAAGGCCGTGGTCAGGGAACAGGGGCTCCCGTTCGAGGTCAAGAAGGAAACCTCGAATGGCAGATAAGGTCATCCGCATCAAAGACCTCCGTCCTCAAGACGTGCGTGGCGACCGATATACGCTGCATCGCGGAAACGTACTCGATGCGTATCCGGATTGGGAGGCCCCCGACCTGATAGTCAGCGATGGGGCCTATGGCGTGCGAGGATTCCGAGGTGACACCGTGAGTGCAGATGGACTCGTGGACTGGTATGCGCCTCATGTGGCCCAATGGTCGAAACGAGCGAAACCTTCGACCTCGCTGTGGTTCTGGAACACCGAGGTCGGCTGGGCCACGGTGCATCCGCTGTTGGAGGCGAACGGCTGGGAATACGTGCAACTGGTCACTTGGGACAAGGGGCTGTCGCATATCGCAGGCAACGTGAACGGCAACACCATTCGACAATTCCCCGTGGTCACCGAGGTTTCCGCCCTGTACCGTCGCAGGCTGACGCTTCCCACAGAGGATGGCGGAGTTCTCGGAGTGCAGCAATGGCTACGTGCCGAATGGCGGCGTTCCGGCCTGCCGCTCTGCCGTGCGAACGAGGCATGCGGTGTGAAAAACGCGGCCACTCGCAAGTACCTCACCGCCGACTGGCTATGGTATTGGCCGCCCGGGGAAATGGTCGAACGCATGGCCGAATACGCGAAGAAAAACGGCAAGCCCACCAGCCGTCCTTACTTCTCCATCGACGGGCATACCGAAATCATGGCCGAACAATGGGACTCCCTCCGTGCCGTATGGAACCATGTCAACGGACTCACTAATGTGTGGTCACGCCCACCGCTTCACGACGGAGAACGCCTCAAGGGGACCCTGCAACGCAGCGCGCCACGAGTCTACAAACCCTCCAAACAATCAGCGGCGCATCTCAACCAGAAGCCTCTGGATTTCATGGACCGTCAGATTCACGCCGCATCCAATAAGGGGGATGTGGTCTGGGAGCCATTCGGCGGGCTGGCGTCCGCATCCGTCGCTGCCGTGCTCACCGGTCGCATCGCCTATACGGCGGAAATCGACGAGGAATTCCAGAACCTGGCCCTTGGACGATTGGCGGAAGCCGAAGACGAGTACGACACGAAAAACGCAAATGACACGATGACCCTCGAAAGAAGGCAGGCATGACCGATTACGACGGCAAGGACCGACCTGAACACTACGAGCTTCCCGACGGGGACGAACGGACCGAACTCCGCAACGGCATAGTCCGAGCATTGTATGCCCTTCCGATGCACTTCACATCGCCCATCAACGTCGAAGGCATCGAGGTCAATGACCTATTCTCAATCAATACACTGCTCGGCGGCACCATCGAGGCCCAGACCGTCATGCTGTTGAACTCCCTGCGCAGTATATGGGACCCGCAAGGCAAATGGGCGGACAAAGAATTCCGACGCTATCCCGAATCCTTCCCGGACGTAAGGCTTGTAGGCTCCAACAAGGATGATTCGCCGCTCATCGGCATCGAACTGAAAGGGTGGTATCTGCTTTCCAAGGAATCCGAGCCATCTCTACGATACAAGGCATCAGCCGACGCAGTGACTGAATGGGACTTAATCTGCTGTGTTCCTTGGGGATTGTCCAACGTTCTCAGCGGCAAGCCCGTGGTCTACGAACCCTACGTCGAACAGGCGAAATTCGCCTCCGACATGCGCACTTACTACTGGAATCATCGCAGAGGAGACAACTCCAAACGAGACTGTGGCATCCATCATCCGGAAACCACCCCGTATCCCAAACCGGGAACGCAATATGTTGATGTTCCCAATCAAGACGGAGGAGGCAACTTTGGACGTATCGCCAGAGTGGATGGTCTCATGGCGAATTGGGTGGACGAATCCATGGACACGCTCATGGCGGGTATCGAAGCGAAGTACTGGGTGTCGTTCTTCAAGCTATTCTCAGAAGGCAGGCCAAAAGAGGAAATCGAAGCGGAATTGAGCAACATCGCTCGCAAGGTGCGTCAGGCTGGCCGGCCCGACCACAAGGCGTCCATGCTGGAAGAGCAGCTACTCGCACATTTGAGCGCCATCGTCGATCTGTCCCTGAAGTAGACTGACATTTACCCGCTTGTTTGACTTTTCGGCACAGTTAAACAAGCGGGTTTCTGTCATATATCCTCTTAGGTCAACCTTGGTCTAACAGAGCCTATTGATATACACGGGGCGTTCGTCACGCGGAGCGCGCGGAACGTGAATAGCCAGCACTATCCCACCATCCGCTTCGAGCACTTCAACTTCCGATTCGATGGGCAGCACGGCGCTCACCTTGGACCGGTTGCTGACCGTGTTCCAAAAGTCCTGGCGAAGATGTTCCGCTTCCACTGGTGTGAGCCCGACTGTTTCAAATGTGCCGTCTTCGCGTTCTTTGACACCAAGCAGGATGACACCGCCATAGGTGTTGGCGAAGGCGGAATAGGTCTCCCACATGCTGCGTGGGAGACCGCCTTTCGCTGCTTTCGCTTCAATCCGGTTATTCTCGCGATATGAGGCGAGCTTCACGATATCGAATGTCTCCATTGCTCTACCTCCCTTCACGCAAACATCTTGTCAAGCAAGGATTTCTTGATATTCTGCAGCAATTCCAACTTACGCTGATGAAGGGTGATGAGGGAGTCGAGCTTAGCAAAGAAGTCGCCAATTTGCTGTTGTTCGACGGTGCTTGGCATATACAAAAGCATGTCTTTGATCTTGCCAAAGTCAACACTTTCTACGGTTGTTCCAGTCTTGCCAAACTCAAGCAGCAATTCCTTGTTATGCGAAATAAAGAACTGAAGTAGCCATTCTCCACAGCACTCGGATAACGCCCGAGATTTTGCGCAAATTGGTTGAGGGCCTGAGATAGAGACATGGCCCGTGTCCTGTGTACGATTTTC